TCGATAGACAGTCAGACCGATCTGCTGGCCGGGCAAACCGGCAAAGCTGGCGCGGTGATACTGGATCGCGTGCGCGAGATTGTCGGTAAAGCCGACACGCTGGAGCAACTGCGCGACGACCTGCTGGCCGCATACGGCGATCTGGACAGCAGTCAACTGGTTAACGTGATGAAGCTGGCGTTCATAGCCGCCGATTTATCCGGGCGCTATGACGCCCAGGTAGAAGAATGATCTGGCTTGATGAATCTCAGTACTGTCTGCGCATTATCGACGGCGATCCGGCCGCCAGGCCGCCCTATCGTGCCGTCGGTAATATCTACATACATGGTGATGTGGCTATCCTGTCAGGTTTTCACGGCAAAGTGATGCGTGCCGACCTGCGCGAATTCCTGGCTAAGATGCGTGAGCGCAAAATCAATCACCTGATTTTAGAGCGCACCGGCAATCACCGTTTTCCGTTTGCCAGCGCCATCAACACGCCGGGAGGCCCGTTTCATGGATGGTGGCATATAGATATGGGAGCAATCAATGTTTAAGCTAAGCAAGCGATCGATCAACAGAATGCATGGCGTGCATCCCGATCTGATCAGAGTAGTCAATCGCGCCATCGAAATCACGCAAACAGATTTTACCGTACTGGAAGGCATGCGCTCGCATGACCCCGTCAAGTTGCGCTGTTTCGGTTAGGCTCAACCAAGACAATGAGCAGCCGCCACCTGACCGGCCACGCCGTTGATCTTGCCGCCCTGGTCAATAACGATGTTAGCTGGCAGGCGGATGATTACATGCCGATAGCCGTGGCCATGAAAACTGCGGCCGCCGAATTAAAAGTGCCGGTGCAATGGGGTGGAGACTGGAGAACGTTTAAGGATTATGTGCACTGGCAATTGCCTTGGTCGGAATATCTTTAGTAAAAATGAATGTGATTGTTTTGTGTGAATTCTCGGGGGCAGTGCGCGATGCTTTTGCAAGAAAGGGGCATCGAGTTATGTCATGTGATTTGCTTGATACGGAGATTCCAGGCCCGCACTATAAAGGATGTTTGTTTGATCTCGATTATTCCGGCGCTGATCTGGTTATTGCTCACCCGCCATGCACAAAGCTGGCTGTATCTGGCAACAGGCATCATGCCAATACCGAAGGTCGCATGCAGGCCGCAGAATTTATATGGAAGGTATGGAATCTCCCGGTTAATAAGTTATGCATTGAAAACCCCGTGGGAGTTATAAATACACTGCTGCCGGACATGCCAAAACCCCAGTACATACAGCCGTATGAATTTGGACATGACGCGAGCAAAAAAACAGGATTATGGTTACGTGGCCTGTCGAAACTTAAGGCAACAGAGGAAGTGCGCCCGCGCTATGTCAACAATATGCCCAGATGGGGCAATCAGACCGATGGTGGTCACAACAAACTTTCGCCCGGCCCGAATCGCTGGAAAGACAGAAGCAGGACTTACGCCGGAATTGCGAGCGCTATGGCCGAACAGTGGGGTGCAATATGAAACGCGATAAAACGCGATTTGAGCGATTATTTTATGTTCGGACATATAAAGGGTTATGCCAGCGCAAAATAACAAAAAGTGAACCCCAATTGAACCCCTTAAAATCGATTCTATACTGGGGAATCAATGCCGCTTAAGCTGTCGCCGACGCAAATTGCGTTTAATGCGCGCGGTGATGGCAGGTTTAACCGGCCGTTCCAGTCTCAGGTTGATTTTTTCCGCAGCAAACTCAATCTGCCGACCGAACGTTATGATGACGTACTCAAAGCAGCGCATGACCGGGCGTTTATGGTGGCCGGTGCGGCCAAGGCGGATTTGCTGAACGATCTACGCACTGCTGTTGACAATGCAATCGCGAACGGAGAATCAATCGGCGCATTCCGCAAACGTTTTGACGATATTGTAAAGAAACATGGGTGGGAAGGTTGGACAGGATCAGACAGCGCGGCCGGGCGCGATTGGCGCACGCGGGTTATTTACCAGACTAACCTGTCAACGAGTTACGCAGCAGGGCGATTCAAGCAGTTAAACGATCCAGACTTGGCGGCTGTGCGGCCGTACTGGGAATATATTCATAACGACGCCGTGGCGCACCCGCGTCCGCTGCATGTGAGCTGGTCGGGCATGGTGCTGCATAAGGACGACCCGTGGTGGAAAACGCATATGCCGCCAAACGGCTGGGGTTGCCGGTGCCGGGTCAAGGCTGTGCGCAAATCTGAATTTAAGAACGAGAAAGCACCGGATAACGGTGCGTTCAAACATATCGATGCCCAGGGAAGCACGCACACGGTTCCGAATGGAATTGACTTCGGGTTTGATTATCAGCCCGGAGCAAACACGGATACCAGGTTACGCGAATTCGTGCAGCAGAAATTGATCAAGCATCCGCCCGCGATCAGTCGCGCGTTAAGCCGTGATGTGAATCGGTATATCAATGCGTCCGAGGATATTGCGGGGTTTGCATCCAGGGCGATGACTGACAGGACAAATCAGGAAACGCTGTGGCTTGGGTTTGTTGAAAATGCGGATGATATCAAAGCGCTGATTGATGAAGACATGACAGGACATATGGTGCTGCTGTCGTCTGATGCCGTGCGCCATATTGAAAAAAGCCGCGCTTTTGATGGAAAGAATCAGCGCCCAGTAACGGACGCAGACTTTGCTGGCGTGATGGATGGATTGCTACGTCACAACGAGATCGCCAAAAGCAAGCCAACAAAATCGGGAAACAAAACTTTTGTAATCACGGCGACAGAGAATAATGAACGTAAAAGGATGGTGTTTGAAGTGCTGGGTAAAAAACAGCGGGCTATATCGTTGTTGTCGATGGTGATCAGGAAGAAATGAGGCAGGCGGTGCTTCAATGCTGCGCTTTGCTGCGCCCCTTGAGCTACACGTCCGAAACGTTGCCGCCTTTGGAGGTTAAATATTAGCATACAATCATGATCAATATCCACATTGAAGTAGACGACCGCAAAGTTGTGCAAATGCTGCAACGGCTGATCGATGCCGGTCAGAATCCGCGCCCGGCGTTGCTTGAGATCGGCGAGGATTTGGTGGACTCAACGAAAAACCGGTTCGGCTCTGAATCCGGGCCGGATGGGTCGGTCTGGGAGCGCAACAGCCCGTTAACGATTGCGCGCAAAGGGCGCGACCAACCGCTGACAGGACACGGCACGCTCATGGATCAAATTAATTATCAATTAACCGGCGGCGATACACTCGACGTCGGCAGTCCCACAATCTATGCCGCCATGCAGCAGTTCGGCGGCACAAGATCGGAATTTCCACACCTATGGGGAGATATCCCTGCCCGCCCTTTCATTGGCGTATCCGAAGAGGATGGTCAAATGATTACCGATACCTTCAACGATTATCTTAAAGATCAAATCGGCTGAAAATATTAAACCGGTTTAATTTAAACATCTGATTCACCGGGCTATTCTGTCCGGCATGAATATCGAAATACCCATTTTTGCATCCGGTACGCATACCGCAATGAACGGCGCGGAACGCACCTATACCGATGACGACCTGGCTGCAATTGCACAAACCTATGATCCGGATTTATTTGAAGCGCCGGTAGTGATTGGACACCCGGAGCACAATGACCCGGCCTGGGGCTGGGTGGAAAATCTGATATTACGAGACAGCGTTCTGTGGGCGTCGCTGCGAGATTTGCACCCCGATTTTGTCGAGCTGATAAAGGCCAAGCAATTTAAAAAAGTATCCGCAAGTTTCTATTTGCCTGAATCGCCAATCAATCCAAATCCAGGAGCTTTTTATTTACGACACATTGGATTTCTTGGCGCGGTCGCGCCATCGCTCAAAAACCTGCCCGCTGTCAATCTGACAGAAGCAGATAACGCGCTAGTGTTCGAGGAAGCCATGCAATACCACCCAGCCATGAATCTCTTGCAATCCGGACAAACAGCAAACAGAACCCAAACTTTGAACCACACGGAGAACAGCCCAATGCCAGACAAGAAAGAAGATGATCGCATTAAGGAAGTCGAAGCTGAAAATGCGCGCATTAAAGCCGAAAATGAACAGCTCAAAGCGCAATCCACCCAATATCAGGAACAAACCGCTGCTGCACAAGCGGCGCTGGCCGAGCGAGAGCGCGCCGCAACACATGCCGCTCATGCTGCTTTCTGCGAGAAACTTGCGGATGAAGGCCGCCTGCTACCGGCTACTCAGGCTGTGGCTGTGGCTGCGCTTGATTTGATCGCAGCGCAGGAAGCGCCGCTCGAATTCTCGGAGGGTGACGGCAAGGTGGAGTTGACGGTTGATAAATTC